TCTTCCGATCTTTATACCCTTCCTAATAAGTGCTTCGGTGGCTCAAAGGAAACAGCACACACGATAAGTGGTAGGATGCCATGGTAAATCCTTACAAGGTTCGATTCCTTGTCCGAAGCAGGAGTCGGGTCGCTCCCGAATGATGTGTGCGTTTTGTGCGGTTACTCCACACAGAGAATGGAACGAGATTGGGGCAGAGTATACTAACGCCTACGCCAAACAATTTTGTGAATGAAACCGCCAAGGTTCTTTGGCTCAATGGTAGAGCAATCGGCTGTTAACCGATAGGTTGTAGGTTCGAGTCCTACAAGAACCGTGTCTTGCGATACGCTAAAAAGCATAGGGAGGGATGTAGGCGTAACTAAACTCCTGTCCAAGCCTATACGGACGCTGATGAACGGTTGACAACGAAAATGTTCAAGCAATAGGTTAAGAGGGTTGTTGAGGATGGCACTTCTCCAAGATAAAAAATGAAGTGCAATATTGCCTCGTAGCCAAATGGTAAGGCAAGCGGTTTTGATCCGCTCATTTGCAGGTTCGATTCCTGCCGAGGTAGTTTTAAGAAGATCATTGCGATCTTCTTTTTTTGATATTTTTTTAAAAAAAGTATTGACATATAATAACATTCATGATATTGTATAGACAGAAACAGGGATCACTTATTACAAAGGAGAACAAAAATGAAAAGAACAATTCAGCAGATCATGACTTACAAACTAGACAGAACAGGTGACGAAATCCATACAAGCAGAAGCAGTTTCGGAACACTTGAAAGAGCAATCGAAGATGCAAATAATTACATTTACAGGGTTGAAGATTGGATGGATACAACAGTATTAAATGTTGAAATCATCAACAAAGAAACAAAAGAAACGCTTTGGACATATACCGCATAAAACATTCAACCGAGGGGAGGCGGTTTTCCTCCCCAAGAAAGGAGAATTGGGATGAAGAAATCAGATGGAAATTTTAATTATGAATGGTGGACGGTTGAAATACTTTTCGATATCGGAAAAGAAACCTGTGAGTATAAAGGCAAATCAAAGGATCATATCATTCGCCAAATCGAAAAAGATGTTAAATATACTAACAGCGAAAAAAATCTTTCAAAACCATGTTGGGAGCGCAGAAATCAGATTAAAGAAGTATTTTGGGATACGCTTAAATTAGATAGAATTGGATTTCAGAGATTATCTTAAAAACAGATACCGCCCGAAAGGGCGGTTTCTTGCTTTATCTGTGTGTTCATGTTATTATCTGTAACATGAAAAGATTCCGTATTAATTAACAAAAGAGGAGGAGTTTTGTGGAATTAAAAATTGAGTATGTACCAAAAGAGGATTTAAAACCATACGCAAATAATGCTAAAATTCATACGGCAGAACAGATTGAACAAATTAAAAAATCTATTTCGGAATTTGGCATGAATGATCCGATTGCTGTATGGCATGACAATGAAATTATCGAAGGGCATGGTCGTTTGCTTGCAATCATGGAAATGGATGATATTGTTGATGTTCCGATCATTCGGCTTGATGATCTTACCGATGAACAGCGCAAAGCGTATATGTTGGTTCATAACAAATTAACCATGAATACGGATTTCGATGTTGATCTGTTAGAATTAGAATTAGATGATATTGTTGATATTGATATGGAGCAGTTCGGGTTTGAGATTTCGCTTGAAGATGATGAACCTGCGGAAATTGTAGAAGATGAAATTCCCGAAAATGTCGAAACAAGATGCAAACTTGGCGATCTGTGGCAATTAGGCAATCACAGGTTGATATGTGGCGATAGTACAGATGTGAATGTTATTGATAGGCTTATGGATGGGGTAAAGGCTGATATGGTGTTTACTGACCCTCCGTATGGAATGAATCTTGATACTGATTTCAGCGGTATGCAGAACCATCTTGATTTTGCAAAAGAAAAAGGCTTCACAGGTGGCAAGAAATATGAGCAGGGCAAGGTTGACGAATTCCATCCCGAAATGATAGATGCTGTATTCGCAATAGATGCAGACGAAATGTTCTTGTGGGGAGCGGACTATTTTGCAGAGTTGTTGCCGAATAAGAATGATGGTTCGTGGATTGTATGGGATAAAAGAGCAAACGGAAATGATGATGTTGCAGAGGATTATTCAAGCGATAAAATGTATGGTTCTTGCTTTGAATTATGTTGGAGTAAGAAAAAGCACAAGAGAGATATTGCAAGGGTAAAATGGGCAGGTGTTTTCGGAACAGAGCAAGAGTTTGATCATAAGAGATACCATCCGACACAAAAGCCGATAAAACTTGCAGGATGGTTTTTAGACCGATATAGCAAGGAAGGACAAATTATAGTTGACCTTTTCGGTGGTAGCGGTAGCACACTGATCGCCTGCGAACAGTTAAACCGAAAGTGCTATGTGTGTGAATTAGATGAACACTATTGTGATGTTATTATTCAGCGGTGGGAGAATTTTACAGGAGAAAAGGCGGTGTTATTGAATGAATAATGAATTGATGTTTTCATCTAAAAAAGATGATTGGCGAACACCGATTGATTTATTTAATCAATTAAATGATGAATTTCATTTTACTGTTGATCTTTGTTCAAGTGATGATAACCATTTATGCGATAAGTATTATACAAAAGAAAATAGCGGATTAAATGCAGATTTGACGGGCGAGGTTGTATTCTGTAATCCACCATACGGAAGAAAAAACACTTTAGAATGGGTGAAAAAATGTGCAACGGCAAAAGCAACCGTTGTCATGTTAATTCCTGCAAGAACAGATACAAAAGCATTTCACGATTATATTTATCATAAGGCAGAAATACGATTTTTGCGAGGTAGATTGAAATTTTTATCGCATTGTGGTGTTGTTGATAGATCGCCATTTCCATCAATGATTGTAATTTTTAGAAATACTGAATATCAAAATAAAGAGGTGTAATTTATGGCGAATGAATCTAATCTTGAAGGAAAAGGGTTTGACAGCCGAACAACGGAAGAACAGCGAGAGATAGCAAGGCAAGGTGGAAAGGCAAGCGGAGAGGCAAGAAGAAAAAAACGTGATCTCCGTCTTGCGCTTGAAATGCTGTTAGAAAAGGATTTTACCGATAAATCGGGCAATCCTATGTCGGGGGCAGAAGTAATCGCTACAAAATTGTTTGAACAGGCGACAAGAGGCAATGTAAAGGCGTTTGAAACATTGCGTGATACTGTTGGTCAAAAGCCTGTGGAAAAGGTCGAGCAGGTCAATATCGATATGGAATATGAACAATCGGTAGAATATGTGAAACGTATGATGAATGATGAATGATCGTGATTATGTAATCAATAGCATAAAGGAAAAGCCATACAGGATTGCACAGGCTGTTGGGTTTGCCGATGTTGTAGCATATCCACATAATGAGTGGATGCAACATATTATATGCGATCATGGTGATTATACATTGCTTGCACATCGTGGTAGTTACAAAAGTAGTTGCTTATCGGTGTGCATTGCTTTGCTTATGGTTTTGTTTCCGCAGTCGAATATCATCTTTCTGCGTAAAGCCGATAACGATGTTGCGGAAATGATCCGCATGGTAAAGAAAGCATTGGAATCGGATGCATTGCAATCGATATCAAGGGTGCTTTATCACGGGCGATCAATTGAATTAACAGAATCCACAGCATCATCCATTACGACAAATCTATTTCTGTCCGCATCGGGATCATCGCAGTTGCTTGGGATCGGTCTGAAATCATCTATCACGGGTAAACACGCAGATATTGTGATCACGGATGATATCTGCAATGTATCCGACAGAATCAGTAAGGCAGAACGTGAACGCACAAAGTTGCAATATCAAGAATTGCAGAATATCAAGAATCGTGGTGGCAGGATTATCAACACAGGTACGAAATGGCATGAGGAAGATGTATTCTCGTTGATTGAGGATATCCATATCTATGATTGCTATGATACGGGGCTGATTTCGGCAGAGAAGTTACAGGAAATCAAAGATAGTATGTCGCCATCATTGTTTGCTTGCAACTATGAATTGCGGATTATTGCAAGTGAGGAAGTAATCTTTACCAATGCGCAAACGGGTGGCGATCCTGCGTTATGTCAGCAAGGATATATGCAGTTAGATTCCGCTTTTTATGGTACAGACTTTACCGCATGGAGTATCATGAAACGGCAGGGCGGTAAATATTATGTCTATGGTAAGATGCAACGGAAACACGTTGAGGATTGCTATGCCGATATCAAAGCCGATTATGATCGTTTCCTGTGTGGCAAGTTATACAACGAATCCAATGCCGATAAGGGCATGGTCGGAAAAGAGTTGCGTAAATTAGGCATGAAAGTTATACTCTATCATGAAGATATGAACAAATATGTTAAAATTGTTACTTATCTCAAAGCGATTTGGAAAGATTTGATTTTCGTGGATGGTACGGATGCAGAATTCATCAAGCAGATAGAAGATTTCTATGAAGATGCAGAACATGATGATGCGCCCGATAGCGTTGCAAGTTTAGCAAGAATATATAGTGGTAAATCAAAGAGTGAATATAAGCCGTTATGGAATTAGGAGAAGAACCATGAAATTAAGGCGAGGTAAATAAAAAGAATGAAAACGTATGAAGATTTACTTGAGGTAGTCAATAACGAAAAGGAATTGCAACAGTTTGTGTATGCTGTGATCAATGAACACAAATCAAGCGATATGTATCAAGAGGCAAAGATTGCTTATGAATACTATTGCAAACGGAACACGACAATTTCACAGTATCAGAAGTTGCTGTATACATTATCGGGTGAAGCCGTTCCCGATAATTATTCTGCTAATTATAAATTCATCAATTCGTTTTTCCCGATCTTTGTAAAACAGGAGGCATCGCATTTACTTGGCGAGGGCGTTACATTTAACGAGGATAGCACAAAGGAAAAATTA